ATACAGTTTATACTAATGGTAACGGAGGAAATACAGTGCTGCTGGTTGGTGGTCAGTATTATTATGGGGTACATATAGGCTTGTTCGCTATATATGTTCATACTTCACTTTCTTGGGGCTCTGCTGGAGTAGGTTGTCGTGTTTTTATAGTGTGTACTAAATTTAAAATTGGAAATTGATATACAATTGAAACTACTAGCATTACACTGCTGGTTGATGGATCTTTCTTTAATTTCTTGGAGGTAGGCTTGTTCGCTTCTAATCTTAGAAATTCAATTTCTTCAGCTTCTCAGGGTTTAGGTTGTTATGTCCTTATATAAATAGTATTATAAAATTAGAGATTGGAATTTTGATATACAATAATTGTTATTACAAGTGTTTGTGCTGCTGGTTGGTGGTCATTGTAGTTACAGCTCTTCGTTGGGCTTGTTTGCTCTTCACATATATGACTCATTTTCTACTGCTTATTTTACTATAGGTTGTCGTGTCCTAGTAAAATATATATCGGAGTCTGGTATACAATTAAAGTTTTTTAGCTAATAGCTGCTGGTTGGTGGTCATATTCACAATGGTAGTTCGATAGGCTTGTTCGCTGCCCACATATCTGACCCGTCTAGAAATGTTTATAATACTATAGGTTGTCGTGTCCTTATTTTTGAACTTGTATATCATTTTCCACAGCGCTTGCTGAAAATTAGTCGAACTGGACTGGCTTAGTAGTTTAATTATTTTTTAAATCGAAAAGTTGGTAGACAAAAATAAGAGGTAAATAAACATGAAAAGAATAGGATATATTTACGAAAAAATTTGTGACAAAAATAATATAACTGAAGCTATAAAAAATGCATCAAAAGGAAAAAAGAAGAGAAAATATGTAGCTGAAATAAATAAGAAAATTAATGTGTATGTAAATATTATACAAGGAATTTTATTATCTAAGTCATATATACCAGGTGTATATAATAAAGCTATTATAAAAGATAAAAATAATAATAAAGAACGAACAATATATAAATCAAAGTTTTATCCAGATCAAATTATTCAATGGGCTTTAATGCAACAAATTGAGAGCATATTGTATAAAGGAGCATATTATTATTCTTGCGCTTGTATTAAAGGAAAAGGAATAATGCATGGCATGAAGTATATAAAAAATATATTAGTTGAAGATAAAAAATATACAAAATATTGTTTGAAAATTGATATAAAGAAATTTTATCCCAGTATAGATAAAGAAACATTAAAAAGAAAATTTGAAAGAAAAATAAAAGATAAAGATACCTTAAATTTAATATTTAAAATTATAGATAGTTGTGAACAAGGAATTCCAATAGGCAATTATACTTCACAAGGCTTTGCTAATTTTTATTTACAAGATTTAGATCATTATATAAAAGAAGAGTTGAAAATAAAACACTATGTTAGATATATGGATGATATGGTTTTATTTAGCAACAACAAAAGAAATCTTCATAAAATAAAGTTGATACTAGATGATTATTTAAAGAAAGAAGGACTAGTAATAAAAGAAAATTGGCAAGTTTTTAAAGTTGATTCAAGACCTTTAGACTTCCTGGGATATAGATTCTATAGAGGATATACAACTCTTAGACGTTGTAATTTTTTGCGAATTAGGAGAAGAGTTAAAAAAATTTATAAGAAAAAAGAATTAACATATAAGGATTCATCTGCAGTAATGAGTTATTATGGATGGATAAAACATTGTGATAGTTATAACTATAATCAGAAGAATTTAAAGCCATATGTTAATATATATGATTGTAAGGAGGTTATTAGAAATGAAAGTAGAAAGCAATCAAGTTCCACAAAAAAAATATGAAATTGAAAATCATATCAATGGTAAAGTTGATGTGATTTTTTTTGACAATGTTGTAGAGGAAGAAGAAAAAGTAATTTATGATATGTACAGAATAACAATTTTATACAGAGAAACAATAGAAGAACATATAAGGGATAATTATGATCAATGGTTAGAATATGCAAAGAAAAAAGAATATGACGAACTTTCTTTAAAAATAAGAGAAAAAAGAAATAAACTATTACAAGAGTCTGACCAGTATATGTGTCTAGATAGAATGAATATAGACGTTTCAAATGATGAAGAAATAACTGTGTCTACTGTTATGAAAATAGCAGTAGCTTTTTTAAAATCTATTTTTAAAATCTTAAAAGGCGATTATGCTAAATATCGACAAGAACTTAGAGATATAACAGATCAACCTGATTTTCCATATAATGTGGAATTTCCTATTCTTCCTTCAGATAAAAATAAGGAGGAATAGAAATGCAAATACTTGAAATTATAAAAAATTATTGGGTACTAATAACTTTCATTGCTGGAGGTATTAGTACTTTTTTTATGTTTGTTTTTTATATGATTCAAGCTGTTAAATGCAGCTTAAGAAATGATATACTAGACATTTATGATAGAGCTGTAGCAAGAGGCAAGAAAATTACTCATTATGAATTAGATGCATTAACACATAGTGCTGATGTGTACTTTAAATTAAGAGGAAATTCGTTTGTAAAAGCTCTAATGGAAAAAGTAAAATGCTTTGAAATTATAGATTAGAAAGAAGGTGAGAAATATGAGTATAACAGTAGGAATTATAATTACAGCATTAACATTAATTGCTGGAGAAATTACAAAGTTATTCAATGTGGATAGTAAATATATTCCAGTTCAAAATATTATAATAACTATTTTAGCTAGTGTAATATGTATTATATTTAATATAGAGAACATGAGTATTTTAGAAACAGTTATTACTTGTGTGTTTGCTACTATGGGAGCTGGAGGAATATACGATTTATCTAAATTAGTGAAAAAAACAGAGGTATAAGAGCTATACCTCTGTTAATTTTAATGCCTTAAAATGGCAATATGAAGGAGTGATTTTATGGACGAAGATGTAAAAGTAACAGTTGAGTTATTTGATGAAGAAAAATATCAAAAAAATATAGAAGAAAACGATTTTTCTATGAAAGATACAGATGGAATAGGAGATGATGAGTAATGAGTGTACCAATTACAAAGATTTTATGTCCAGAAAGCAAATATAATATTAAATGTCCTTACTCAATGAATCCAGAAGGTATTAGCATTCATAATACAGCAAATGATGCATCTGCTAAAGCAGAAATTTCATATATGATAGGTAATAATAATCAAGTATCGTTTCACGATGCTGTAGATGATACTCAAGTTGTAAACGGAATTGATCATAATAGAAACGCTTGGCATTCAGGAGATGGTTCTAATGGTTTTGGAAATAGAAAGACTATTGGAATAGAAATATGTTACTCATTATCTGGAGGAAGCAGATTTATTCAAGCAGAAAAAAATGCAGCTTGGTATATTGCGTATTTAATGAAGCAATATGGTTGGGGATTAGATAGAATCTCAGATAAAAGAATTGGAACCCATCAAGATAGATCAGGTAAATATTGCCCCCATAGAACTCTAGATATGGGAATGAATAGATTTTATGATATGATCAAAGAAGAATATTATAAATTAACAGGCACTAATTCTAATACCGCAGATATATATCGTGTTCAATTAGGAGCTTTTAAAAATAAAGAAAATGCCCAAAGAAAAGCTATAGAGCTTAATACTAAAGGTATTGATACTTACATAGTAAAAATTGATGAATATTATAAAGTTCAATGTGGAGCATATTCTAATAAGCAAAATGCTATAAACAGAGCTAATAAATTAAGTTCTATGGGATATGGTACATATATACCAGGATTAAATATAAGTACTAAAGTAAATCAACAAGTAGGAGAAAAATATAAAGTAACAAGTGTATATCCTAATATTAGAAGTTCAGCAAGTCTAGATTCTTCTATAGTTCGTAGAGCAGTTTATGGAGAAATTATATATGTAACAGATATAGTTAATGGCTTTTTAAAATTATCTGATGGGACATATTTAAGAGTAGGTTTTGCTGATAAAGTTTAGTTTTTTTTAGAATAGCGGGGAGAAATCCCCGCATTATTTTTTTTGTAAATATAATTCTATTTGTTCTCTTAACCATACTGCGTATGGCTTGTCTAATTTATCTAGAAAATCATTAGCTAGGTTTTTATCTATCTTAGCAACCATCCTTTTGTATTTGCTTTCTTCCCATTCTTTTTCTTTTTTATAATCTCTTGCCATAAATAAACCTCCTTGACAAACTAATTTTAAAATAATATAATTAGAGAAAGAGAAGAGTTTTCTCTTTCTCTAGGATTTATTAATTATCGTGGGGATAATCTTCTAAAATCCATTGGTCTACTCTTTCAGCCCATGATAGAGTAGGCTCTTTTTTATCTCTTGTAAAGAGATTTAATAGAAAGTTTAGCATCTCATCACCTCCTTACACTAATATTATATCATACGGTGTACCGTATGTCAAGAAAAATGATAGAAAAAGCTAATAAATTTATAAAAATAAAGAGGCACTTAAGATACCTCTTCGTTTGTTTTATTATATTCTTTAAAATACTCAAAAAATCTTCCTATTATATCTCTTTGTTCTAATGTTAGTGATGTACTATCATTAGTTATTCCACAAAACTCATGTATCGTAATTTTTAAAATATCACATGTTTTAAAAATGCAGAAAAGTGATAAATTATAGTTACCTCGTTCAACTTCACTAATATAATTATTTGACAAATCAAGTAATTCTGCTAATTCTGCTTGAGTTAAACTTTTTTGTTTTCTAACAATTCTCAGACGATTTCCTAAAAATATTCTAAATTCTCTTTCATCAGATATATTATTTAAATACATTTACATTACTCCTTTTTTATTATTTAAATTGTATATCGATTTGCATATAAAGTTGAACAAAGTAAATCAAGAATGATTTATGGTTAGCTGTTATAAATAAAAAATAACTTAAGTGTGCTCTACATGATTTTGGTGCAATTTTGGTGCAAATTTTAAAAATATTATCAAATTTATGCTTATATAAGCAAATATGTATTTTTAAATAGATGCTTATATATCACGCTTTTGCAGATTTTATACAAAAAATATATAACCCGTTTCCCGCTCCATTTTTTATATAAATTCTTGCATATTTTTGTTATGCAAGAATATAATTTACTAATGGCGACTTAGCCAAGCGGTAAGGCACGGGTCTGCAACACCCTGATGATCAGTTCGACTCTGATAGTCGCCTCCATTAGAATGAAGAGAAAACATTGAAATATCAATGTTTTCTCTTTTTAACTAAAAAATATATATGATTTGATATAATGTAATAGATAAATAGTAATTTGTCGAACAGATAGGAGTGGTAAATATGTCAAAATGGTTTAAAGAGCATAAAAAAACAATAGGATGGATAATAATCCTAATAGGTATAGTTGTTGCTTGTGCAATAAATTTATTGTGGTAAATTACAATTTATTGTTTTGATGATTAAAAACATCAGTATTTAAGTATATTAGCAGTGTTATTCTATACGACAGTTTTCTCCTTATTTTAGACTATAAATATTTTTAGTCTTTTTATTGTCAAAATTTTACACAATAAAATATATAAAAACTATTTACTAATATAAATCTTAATGATAAAATATATATAGATAGAGAAAACAGTATTATGAAAATCTACAATCATATGATAGGGAATCAGGAATATCACAACTGGTGTTGAATACTCTTGTAATTGAGGATCCTAAAAGTTGTGACAAGATGCCCACCTTTACACAAGGGTTTTATCATCATCAGTTTTGCTCTATCTTTTTTTATTAAAAATAACAAATTATGTATACTAGGAGAAAATATGATAGAATATAAAATGGAATTAAAAAAACTAGATAATAAAGAAAAAGAACTTGTTGATAGAGCTTTAAAAAAGCTTGAAAAACAGATAGATATAATAGAGAGTACAGGAACACCTTTTGAAAAAATATTTAACAATGACAGTATAAAATATGATATTTTAGGAAAAAATTTTTATACATATAAATTTGTTGCAGAAAATTCATCACAAATTAGAATATTATATAGATTTGTAAGAAAAGATAATAATCTATATACAATAGAATGTCATAAAGTTGAAGTTAAAAGAAGAAGTGGAAAAGAATATATAAAAAAATTTGAAGAATATGTAAAGACATACAATGAATAAGTTGTATGTCTTTTATTATATTATATAAAAAAGTATATATAATAAATAAAGTAGTTTTAATAAAGTACAAATTATATAATTAATCTTTACTTTTTTTATAAAATGAAATAAAATTTTAGTAAAGGAGAGTTGAGAATATGGATGATATAGGAAGAAAATATGGTAATTTTAGTTTTGATTCAGATGGAAAAATTCGTCGCTCATCAGAAAATACACAAGATAAAATAAATGAACTTATGAACGATGAAGATTTAAAAGAAGCATTAAAGAAAATGAAAGGCGAAGAGAGTGAAAAAAGCTATGTTGCACCAAGTACAAGTGCAAGAGAAGTTTCTACAGCTAAAGAAAATGGTGGATTTACAATAAATCAACTTATTGATACTTCAGCTGGAAAACAATATCCAGAAGAATTAAAAAGATTAGATCTAGAGTGTATATATATTGGATTATTATTAAATAATCCAGCAGCAATAAGTATGTACTATTTTGTTTCAAGTCTTTGTTTATTTGCAGATTCTCGTATGATTAATATATATAAGGGTATACTATTTACAGAAGGTGAAGCATATGCTCCTGCAATTGCAAAAGAAAATTTTAATTTTGCTACAGATTCAGGGGATGTGTATGCGCTAAAAAATGAGTTAAAAAAAGCCGTACTTAAAGAAAAATATAGTTTTGAAAAGATATATACAGAGCTTAGAAAGATTTTTATATTAAGAAAAGCATATAATGGAATACCTATTGCAGAGATTAAAGAACAAGTGGCAGGAATAACTAAATATGAATTATATGATCAAATGACAGCAGATGAGGTTGAGGCAGCCATAGAGCAAATTACAGCAACTGCAAAATTTAAAAGTTCAGTTTTAAACGACGGATTAACAAGTTTTCTAACTAAAGGAAATAATTCATTAACAAATGGATTATCTATTCCATTTAGAGTTTTATCTCAAGTATTTAAAGGAGTAAGACTTGGAGAGACTATGGCTTTTGCAATGCCATCTAACTCTGGTAAATCTAGGTTTACCACTGTACTTGCTGCATATATTGCATTTGTACATAAAAAGAAAGTTGTTGTAATTTCTAATGAGATGTCTGAAGAAAAGATAAAATTATGTCTTGCAACAACAATAATTAATAATTCAGATATTCAAAATTTACATGGACAAAAAATAAGAAAAACAGAAAATGAACTTCTAGATTTTAAATATAAACCAGATAATCCTAACGATGTTAGAGTAGACGAAGAGGGCTTTGTATTAAAAGAAGAAGGAGAAACTCATGAACAATTTGTAAATAGGCTTACAAGAGTATCAAGTGAATTTAATAGAGTAACAGCAGCTACCGATTGGTTAGATAAAGAAATTAAGAATTCTATTTATTTTATTAATATCACAGATCATACAAATGATGAACTTAAAAAAGTAATAACAAATTATTATTATAGATATAAAGTTGAATATATGTTTTATGATACATTAAAGACTGATACAGATAATATTGGTAATAAAGAAGAGATAAAAAAGACAGCAACAATTTTATCAAATTTAGCTCAAAATTTAGGTATATTTATTTGTTCTTCTTTGCAACTTACGGAGACCGCAACACTTCCAGTTAATTTAACTATTAATGACCTAGCTGAAAGTAGAACAGTAAAAGAAGTATTAGATACATTAATGCTAATAAAACAAATTCACAATGAAAATTTGGAAGATTATGAATATTCAGAAGAAGAGGTGGATACAAAATATTATGATTTAGAAAGGTTTAAGGATCCAAACGTTAGATACTATGCATGTGTAGTAGATAAAAATAGGGCAGGCCCTAAACCTAAGGTTGTATTTAGATTAAATCTTGCATATAATGAATGGTTTGAACTTGGATATTTAAGATTAAAGTCAGGAAAATCAGGAGAATAAATAAAAAATGGTTTCAGTATAACATAAAATACTGAAATCATTTTTTTATAAACTAATTTATACTTTTATTCATGTTGATTTATTTTAGTATAAAATATATAATAAAAAATAAGAGGTGGTCAAGCTATGAGTGATATTATTCAAGAAGCACAACGCTGTTTAAACTGCAAACATAAACCTTGTGTGAGTGGCTGTCCTGTTAAT